GTCCCTATTGAGTCGTAGATGGATTCAATCGTAGATTGCCATTGCTCTGGTTTATTGGTTTGCACAAACACCTGCATATAAAAAGGATCAGTCAGATACTTGTAAAAGCATTGAGCCTTAGCCGAATGATCAACCTCATCTTCGCGAGAGTTTAAGTATTTGATGATCTGGTGCTTGGCCTCTGACACTAGCTCGGTAGGTTTCTTCTGCTTGGTAGATACTGACATTGCGTTATCAACAAATTGACTTTCGATTTCATATTTACGAAGAGCATCTTGTAAGCTCACCACAGTAACTTGCAAATCCTCAACCTGCTTTTCTAGATCTCGCTTTTCATTGATGATCTTTTGAATCCGTTCACACCCACGCTTTGACTTGATGTCGCCAGAGGCTTCTTCATTAGGCTTGTTATTGCTCTCAGGGCTCGAATCCGCAGGTCCAGGGTTCAATACCCTATTGATCAATTCTTCTGCGCTTTCAGTCTGAATGGCTGGCTGTGGGAGTACATCTACAGTGATTGCAGCTGGTGCGGGCAATAACTCTCCCAGGTCATAAGCTTGAGGCTCTAGTTCGTCTTCAGGAGCGGTCATCATGGCAGGTACCTGCACCTCACCCTTGACTGGAGCAAAGATTGGCTCAACCTCTAAATCCTCTAACTCTTCTCCCTCTTCAATATCCTCAGATATTTGAGCAAGAGATGCGCTGGGCTTGGATGCTTTACTGAGGTCATCAAGCAAACTGGTAGCCTGACTTTTGGGCTCTGCTTTTTGTACCTTTGCCTTTTGTGCCTTTTGCCTTTCAGCTTCCTGCTCTTTAGCTAATTTGGCAACTGCTTGCTCTTCAGCTTTTTTTGCCTTTTCTTCATCGGATGCCTTCTGAGCTGCCGCTCTTTCGGCTAACTTCAGATCACGCTCTTCTCTTGCCTTTATTCGCCTGGCGTGTACTTCAGCCGCATGTTTGTCTTCAGCCTCTTTTCTCAAGCGCTCGCGTTCTTTTAACTCTTCCCTATTTTGAGCTCTTTGAATGGATCCACCATTGCTGAGAACCTCTGATTTAAAACTCGTTACTTCATTTGCCACCTGCGTCATTGCTGATCTCCTCTTTAAATGAATTACTGTTGTTACTTGTCTCGCTATTTATTCTTTGTCGCCTCTCGGAAAATAGATTGACTCCAAAGTTAGGGTCGACATATCCCTCCGCCTGCTTTTCTACATTCGGTATAAATAGATTTGAATCGATACGATCGTCATATCGCAAGACCGTTTCCCGTAGGAGATTACGGATATGTTCGTAATCCATTCCCCTAGCTTGTAGGTTTTGAATTTGTATTGATAGATTTGTAATCATGGGCAGGACTTTTAACCAACCTTCTTTTTCTTCCATGCCATCCGGTGCACCAGTAGTACCCGCTCTAATTCTGAGATCAACCATGTCAAAGATCCGATCTTTGGTAAGTGTTGGCCAGTCATAGGTTTTCTCTTTTGTGATGGTGAGTCGGCCATCGATCATGGTCGTTCTAGTAATTGGCGCGCCCATATAACGTTCTACCTGTTCACTTGTGAGTTCTTGCAATAGAACCTGAGCGCTGTATTGCGCTATCTCTTGCAGCCAATCTTCTATCTGGTCTTTGAATTCAAATACGCGCCCTGATAGGGCTCTTTGTAAGATATTGGCTTCAGTAGCTGTCTTAGGTCTGACGACTGTTGAGCGCGCCGCATCTTGTAGCCCAGTAACTTGCTCCCAGTCATAACGCACTGCACTGGTGTCATAAACAATGGGGTCGATCTTGGGATGCCCTCTGGGAATAATTACTTGGTTAAGGGGCTTGCCTTCGGTATCAACGATGGTGATCTCACCGAACCTTGAATCCGCATGTTTCTTAATTGTTTTCTCATTGATATCAGCTGATGCCACCCACCCTGGAATGCAAAGATCTCGATGTTGATTAAAGCGATCGCGCGCTTCGTTGTGTTCATCTTGAAGTCGTTCAGTCAGATCAACTAGGCTTGGACCAACGAATTGACCATCTACTACCTGGTAAGGCAATAGAAAGAATGGATACCAGCGCTCACCAGCTCTTGGAGGCGAATAAGGTTCACGTAGCCATTCAGTCGCGCCCTCTACCATTGTGTATACACGCTGAGTAGTTCTATCCCAGATTTCCAAGACTGCAATCTGCTGATCATCACTCACCGGGCTTTTGCTTGCATCCATATGCATGGAGGCTAAACGCCTGGCTTTCTTATGCGAGGGTTCGCCTTGGCCTGGTTGGTAGATCTTGGCATTGGCTAGATTCTTCTTGTACATAGCCTCAGCTTGCGAGCGCTTCATCGGTATGACTTGGCAGATCCAGTCCGCATCGGTGTAATCCCAGAATTCACAGATTGAGGGATCAATAAGCAGGTTCTCGGTAAGGACTCTATCAATAACTAGACCTTCAGCAGCATTAACCTCTGAGCGCTCATATAAGGATCCGATGAGTTGGTCTAACTCTGCCCTCCTGGCATCATGATGATGACTTTGACTACCGTCATCGAGATCTTGCTCTAGCTCTTCGATAAGTAGTAGATTCTCTTGCGCATCATTAATCCGCCCTTTAATGTAAGCATCCTTGCTTGGATCTCTTTGATACATCACTTTGAGAATTCCGAAGCTACAAGTCAATGCTGCTCTTACTGTCGACTTAGCTCGGTTTTTGAGTTGTGCGTTTTCTAAGGCTCTATTCGTTACTGCCTCTAACGTTCTACAAAAGAGCTTGAGGTCCGCGCCCGAATTTAATGGGGCTGTGGATATTTCTGGATTTCTTGCATATACATTGGGTAGTACGGCAGAGATAGTGCCGTGTATTAGATTGGCTCTTAGGCTGTAGAAGTCTTTGCTGGTTGGGTCTGCATTCCAATTAAAGCCGGCCACCGTATTGCGGTTATGCCTTACGCGCTTATGAAAGGCTGACCAGTGAGCGCGCGCATGAGTGATGCGGGCGGTCCATTTTTGTTGAAGAGCTTTGGGGTCGTGGGGCACATCCTGTTTATAAAATGCAGCCAGACATCTTGAGGATATTTTTTGAATAAATTCTTAAATGGTGCGGCATCGGGAGGAGACCTTTAATCCATTAGTAGCAAATTAACCCTGCCATCCTTGAAAGCAATCTCCTCAGCTAAAACGTAAATCAATGAGCGCATCGCCTCTTCGGCATCAGCTAACTTGATTTTTATTGGCTCGCGATTATGGGGTAATGACTTGCCCAATAATTCCCAAATAAGGGATTCGGCTAAAGCCAATTCCTCAACGTTTCTATAGCGATGAATCTCCCATTCACCCCAGGGATAGTCTTTTGATATTTGATTTAAGGAGCCACGTTTAACGCCTATGCTGACATACCCAGGCTTATCAGGATGAGTTAGCAAGCAAATGAAACCGGCGTTAGAAATCTCCATCATCTCTTCTGGAGTTCTTGCGCCCACTCCGCACTCTGGGCAGCCTTCCCCCTCCATAACCAACTTAGGTCGGGTGCGCCACTGATGGCCATTGCTACATTGAAAATCATTTCTGCCGCTGATGATACTTTTGACATGGCCCAAAAGAATAATGCCCCGCCCTACTAAACGCTTCTTCACTGTAACGTTATAAGCAGTCTCATAAGCGGGAATAGCCGATGACACTGGCCGAACTCCAGCATCCTTAGCGGCAGCCAGTCCAACACAAACCTCCGCCCAAGTCATTGTTTCAACTTCAACACCGCCCCTATAAGGAATGGCCGATTGAGGGATTTGACTCCAGAATGCTCTCTCAGCCCAATATGGATCTTCTACAGGGTGAAACTCTTTTAATTGCCACTCCTGTCCCGTTTCTTTAACAATGCGTCCAGCGGCTTTAGTCAAATCACTATTGTGTTGAGCCATTCGAACCAAAGGTTTGCGTATCGTCACCCCTATTTTGTAGAGACTTTGATGGGATGGGTGCGTGAGGACGTAGATGTAGCCGGGTTTCATTGCGCAACTATTGCAGAAGATTGATAGAGGGTTACTCCACTAAGTCTCGCTGAAAGCAAGGCTTAAGATCAAGGTGAATATAGCCTGCCTTACGCCTAAGTCCTTCGGCTGGATATTCTTTTGTAATCTGAAATGTGAATTGATCATAAGTCGTATCAGTAGGAAGACATGCTTCTGCGACCCTTGAATTGTATAAAAATAACCAAGCAAAATTAGTTACGGTCCAGTTAATTACGGCTTCATGTAATGCCCTGCTGTGACGGTCAAGTGAATTATCCTTACGCTTTAAACCTAATACGTTGAGGCAGTATCCTAAAAGTCTTGCACCCTTGAAATTTGGAAATTTTTTCAAGTATGCTATTTCATCATAAATTAATCGATCTAATTTTTTCTTAATTATTTTTCCCGCAACACCAGAAAACCTATTGAATCCAAACAAAGAGCCCCAGACCGTTGAGTACTGAATTTGCCAAGCTATGCTTGTCGGAGACTTAACTGCAGCAATAGAAAATAAGATTTCGAATATTAATTTTGAGGTGCAATCATAGAAATTTTCTCTACGAGAAATATGAAGATCCTTCTTAATGTTGCGCATATCTGAATGCACACCTACAGCATCAAGAATCTCAACAAGTTTTCCAATGAAACTGATAACAACACGAATTCTCGCGATCCGATCATCATCCCAAGAAAGAATTTCGACATCATTCAAATGGTAAGCATCAGAAATTGAGTGTTGAATTGTCATAAATGCTCTAGCCAAGCAATATGAATGCGTGTAGATGTGATCTTTGGCATAGCCCTTAGCAACCATTAAAACAATTCGACAATACGCATCTAGTTGGTCTGAGTCCCATCTTTGACTGTGGTTAATATCAGGATCTAAAAGTGAGCCAATTTCCTCAACCATCCTATAGTCACCAAATATGGCCTCTGTCAACGGCTTCATGTACCCAATTAATCCAGACTCGTATCCTTCAACCTCATGAAATAAAAAAGAGTCTCGATTAGCAAAAGCCTCACTCATAATATTTTTTGAAAATGTTTCAACTGGCAACTTATATTTTTTTGTACTTTGAATTTCCTGGAAAAGCACTAATGCCGTGGCCTGTGATGAGGCAATGACAGCCCTACAAAACTTCTTATCAGCAATCAGTAGCAATAGATCATTCGCATACAGGCCTACAGTCGAATCATTTTTAACTCCTTCAGGAGCCCTTTTCGAAATTAGCCCATGTTTTACAAGAGATGGCATAGACCTAGCAACCTCACCGGCAATCACTGGCAAATCAACAGGGGATCCTTTTAATATTTGTATATAAAGCGCATTAGCAAACCTTTTTGCATTAAAAACGCCATATTTAGAGGGCTTGATTACTGAAAGCCAAATCCACCCCAAAAAGACCAAAAATAAAGATCCGCCGAGTATTCCCTGCCATATGACGGTAGTCAGGATATCGCCGCAAGGTACAAGCCAACCCTCTGCACGCCATATATCTGTAAGCAGGGTTAGTAGCCCTATCGCTGAAATTAGAATGAAACTAAGTCGCTCAACTGGAACAATTGCTGTGCTAATTCTGAATCTAAATCGAATATCGACTATTGTCCAAACAAGTGCCATCAAGGCAAGGCCAGTCAAGAACTCTGAAAATCCAAAAATTTTCTGACCTCCAACATCTAGCGCTATCCAACATATTTGGTTTAGAAAATTACCAGGCACCGTTAACATCCAGCTAATGTTTAATAATGTTTCAGACTACCATTTGATCAGTATTTTTGTAAGGAATTACAGCTTTTTTACCTCTATATTTTTTAAAAATTCCGATTTGGCCCCTATTTGATTAATATTTTCTACATGCTACACGCAAGGGTATTTTTAGTGCACTTTCTTAGTGTGCTGAGCTTCAATAGATGTACCCGCCTGTATTAGCTGGGGATTTTTCGAGAGTTTTTCTCTGTTAATCCGCAAGCTTCTAATTTTAGATGGGGCCCAGATCCACTCTATAGATTCGAACTACGCACCAATATGCAATTGCACACTCAATAGCACAGTCATTTTTTGGCTCTTTCAGAGCTGGGGAATACTACTGCCCCCTCGATCCATGGAGGGAATCACTTTCAGGCATTCGTCTGGCCCTCATCACCCCATACCTAGTTGCATCCCAAGCATGATCTTCCGCATCGGTATCTACATCCTCAGGGTTAAGTGAGTCTGGGGGTAGTTGGGGGATAGTTCTTAACCAATGTCTACAGGTTGAGAATATCTTGAGTCTGTCTTCAGCTAACAGCCGAATGATTTCTTGGGCTCCGTTTACTCTGCTTCTTGGTGCGTTATAGGCTTCAGTCCATTTCACACCCTTATCCCTGAAGATTTGCCCTATGGATCGCTCCGCTCCTATCTTCGAGAAGATGGATGGGTCAGCTAAATTCATGCGGTACTCATACCCAAGGCGTTGGTCGTGAATTTCTATCTTCTTGATCTTCTCGGCTACTACCGTTGCATCTTCCCTGGTACCGGTGTTTTCTTTATCTCCATATCCATAGAGTTCTCGCCAGAGGTAATAGACTCCATCATTAGATAGCGCGAACCAATAGACGGCATAGGGTCTTGCGTATCCCCAATCCATTGAGCGCCATACCTTCCATGTTGGTGGGATTGCGAAGGGTTCTACAACGTGTTTAGAGGGCTGCCATACGCCTTCAAGGAAACTTCCCACGTGAATATCCCAATCACCTTCTAGCCACGCTCTACGCCTGTTTGGATCGCTTAGAGACTCTAGACTCATCAAGTAGTTGGGGTCGTTTTTGAGAAGATGGGTATTCTCATAAATCGTTGAATGAATTCGGACCCTGGGCAATGCACCCTCTTGCCTGATGATTTGCCCAGCCGGTATTACGCCAATCTGAAATCTTTCCTTAACCGATGCATGCCCCACTCCAAATGGATTGCATGTTGCCCTCACCATTCTTGGCATCCCAGGATGGGATGATCGGCAAGTGGAATGCATTGCCTCGTAGAACGAGAGGTTGCGCCAATTGGTGAGCTCTTCAAATCCCAGCCATGGGTATTCGTGGCCATGGTAATTCCAGTAGTCATCCTCATTGGCGCCATAGCGAAAGTAAAGCATTTCCCCTGTGGGCCACTTCCAAACATAATCTGATTCATTGAATTTAGCACCTGGGAAGATTTGATAGAACCAGCGCTTACTCTTGGCTACTACATCAGCCAGTTGAGGATAGGTCAATCGAAAGAGTGTGCCGCGCCAGTGATCCCCAAAGCCTCTTCCTACGTGTTGGGCATAACTCATAAGCAAGGTATCGGTCTTACCCCC